ATGACCTTTACGGATATTACTCAAATTATAGCCAATTTAGGTTTTCCTATTGCAGCATGTATTGCATTGTATATAATGAATACCAAAACAATTAATAAATTAACAGAAGCTGTTGAAGAATTAAAAAAATTAGTGGAGAGGTTGCACAATGGAAATTAACGATATATTTAAACTAATAGACGCGGGGTTTACAAAAGAAGACATTATAGAAATGTCTAAACCTGTAGAAACGGTTGCGGGTGTTTCGCAGGTAGAGACTGAAACAATAACGCCGGAAGAACCCCATTTTGAAAATATGGATTATATAAAAGATTTACAGAAAAGCATTGATGATTTAAAGAAAACGATTATAGCTACTAATCAGTTACGGAATTTAGGCGGAGATAAAACAACTACAATAGATGATATAAACGAATACCTTATTAATGGGAGGAATAAGAAATAATGGCAAGTGTAAATGATTTGAATTTTAACCAAATTTCAACGGTATTAACGTCAATTGTGGAACAGGCTACAGGCGAAAAGGTTTTGACCCCCACAAATACTGGGGATTTTGTATCGGTAGCTACAACAGCGTTAAAAAATGGAACCGACCCTGTAATGAACGCCATAACGCAGATGGTTAATCGGTCAATTTTTTCGATTAGACCCTATTCCGAAAAGTTCCCGGGACTGAGGGTTGACAATGAACGTTGGGGGAATATTAGAAGAAAGCTGAATATTGCTGATGGTGATTATATAGATGATACATCTTTCGCATTGCCTGACGACGGACAGAGTGTAGACATGTATAAGCTTCGCCGTCCCAATATATTGCAGACAAATTTTTATGGCGCTAATGTGTTTAGTATTGAGCGTTCGTATTTTCGTGAGCAGATAGAATGTGCATTTACGGGCCCTGAAGAGCTGGCAAGTTTTTATTCTATGGTTACCGGAAATATTATGGATATGATAGAGACAGCACATGAAAACCTTAAACGTGCAACTCTTTCTAACCTTATCGGCGGAATTGTGTCCGGCGGGGGTGACGAACAGAAAGTTCATTTGCTGACTGAATATAACGCAAAGACCGGCGGGAAATATACAGCGGTAACCATTATGGCTCCGGATGTATACCCCGACTTTATGAAATTTGTATATGCTCGAATAGCTACAGTTTCCGCGCTTCTTACAGAGCGTTTACAACTACATCATATCAATGTAACTGGTAAAGCAATAACTCGTCATACGCCGTATGAAAACCAGAGACTTTATATGTACGCTCCTACTATGTATGATAGTACGGCACGAGTAATAGCTGATACATATCATGATACGTTTCTCCGTTATGCTGACCATGAAACGGTTAATTTCTGGCAGGCTGTAGACACTCCAGACACTATTAATGTTACACCGTCGTATCTCAAGGCTGACGGAACTATTACTACACCAAGTGATCCGGTGTCGGTTCCGAAGGTGTTAGCTATTCTTTGTGATGAGGAAAGCTGCGGAATGACAGTATGCAATGAATGGAGTGCAACAAGTCCGCTTAATATTTCAGGCGGTTATTATAATGTTGCATGGCATTTTACGGATAGATTTTGGAACGACTTTACCGAAAATGCTGTAGTATTTACAATGGATTAATATTATGAAAGTTACTTTATATTCAGGATTTGGAAAGCGGAATAATTCAACCAAAACACCCCCCACAGAGGGGGTTACATACACCGGAACGCTGAAAGATAATTGTACAATACTAAAACCCATCATTATCTTTCAGGCTGCCGGGGCGGGCGATTATTTCCCTGAAAGCTATCCTGCAAGCTATAATTACGCTTATATTGATGCTTTTGAGAGATTTTATTTTGTGACGGAATGGGAATGGGCGGAACGGAGTTGGATTGCAACACTTGAAGTTGACCCTCTGGCAACATATAAAGGTGATATTGGAACAGGTACACATTATGTCGAGCGGTGCAGCGGGTCATTTAACGGCAGAATTACAGATACAGTGTATCCGGTCATGACAGACCCCAGTGTTACAATAACTGATATTGATTCTCCATGGATTAATGAAACTTATTATATTGTGGGTATCAGTGGAGGTGGAGGGACAACAGGTATAACCTATTATATTTTTTCATCCTCTCAGTATTCAACATTCATTCAAAATATTTATAATAGTAATTCATGGTGGAACGCTTCAACGGCAGATGTTACTTACGACCCCTCAATATTCAATCCGTTGGACTTTATAAAATCAATTAGGATGTACAGAAGTTCATTTGGCGGAACTGCGGTAGAAAGTGTAAATATGGGATATTGGAGCGTGCCCGCCACATGTCGAATAATATCGGACACACACGCATATTCAAGTGTTCAAAGAACAATCACTTTGCCACGGCATCCGCAAACATCGAGCCGCGGAAGCTATGTAAATTCAGATTTATATACTAAGCGTATATTATCAATTAAGCCTTTTGGTAAGATTCCTTTGGATTGTAGTCTAATCGCTGATGAAACTTCTATAAAAATATATATTGGTATTGACGCGTATTCTGGCCGGGGCTGGTTACGTGTATCTAATGGTTCCAATTCTATGATAATTGCTGAATCAGAGGCACAGGTTGGAGTTGATGTTCTACTTAATGTTCAGGCCGTATCGGAACTTTCACGAGCAACAGCGATAGTTAATTCAGCTTCAAGTATTATTAGCACATTAACAGGAAGCGGGTCGAATATGACTATCGAAACAGGTGTGAGCAACTGGGCGGCAATTGCCGGAGTACCGCTCATTCGTGAGACTGGAACAGGTGGGGATTTAGCAACATTTTCTTTTGCTGAAAGTAATAGATTATGTTCAGCATTTTATTTAATAGCTGACGAATATAATTCAGAGTTTGGCCGTCCATATTGCGCGCCGGCGGTGTTGAACACTGTAGGAGGTTTTATTAAGTGTGCTAATGCAGAGGTCGAATTCCCATGTCTCGCACCGGAACGCGCAAAAATTGAAGCGTACTTGAACGGAGGTTTTTTCTATGAATAGTGTGCCGTATTCATACGGTAACATCATGCTTGAAACGGCACCTGTTACGCCGTCAACAATACATGTAACGAATACCGCGTTGTCAGCATTTTTCAGACGTTATTTATTTTCTGATTTATTAAGTGTTTGGGAATGGAAAATCCCGGAGAATTGGGATAGCAATTATTTCAAAGCTGTTCTATTCTCATGGGGATATTTTACAATTATTGATACTCCGGCGTTCGGTATAATTCCACAACAGGCGGGATTAAAAGGATATAATGTACAGTATCAGCCTACTAATGCTGTAATTTCTAATCCGAGAATAAATCAAATACTTGAACCTGTAATCGGTGAAGAATGTGCGGTAATTAGAATACGTCCCGATTACTGCGGAATGCTCGACATTGTAAATTATTACGGTGATATGATGGCGTTAACTGCGGAAACACTTGATACTAATATTCTGAATTCAAAACTTGCTTATGTCTTCGCTTCTGATAATAAAGCCGGAGCGGAAACATTTAAGAAGTTTATGGATAAAATTGCCAGTGGTGAGCCTGCGGCCTTTATAGATAAAAATTTATTTGATGAAGAACACAACCCCCACTGGGTGAAGTTTAATAATGAAATCCATGATAATTTCATAGCTAATGATTTACACGGACTTCTTAAAAATCTGTATAATGATTTCCTTAATAGAATTGGAATACCTACAGCCAATACGGATAAAAAAGAGCGACTTATAACATCGGAGGTTGAAGCTAATACACAACAGTCGTTCTCCGCAATGGATATGAGTTTAAAGGAAGTCCAGAGAGGAATTAAACAGGCTATAGAGATGTTCCCGGAACTTGAGGGTAATCTTTCGGTTAAATGGAGGGTGGAACTTAATGGACGCATGTCTTTCAATAATGGGGATAGTCAATTCAACACTACCGACAACAGCGGATTTTGAGGATTTAGCTTCAAAATTTAAAAGCTGGTTTAATGTTTCAAGTGATTGGATATCAACACAGCTCGCCGGATATATTCTTATAAATACTGCGGAGCTTGAATTCATATTTCCCAACCCTAATTTTGCTGAAATTGCTATTAGTGCATGGGCACAGGTAAATGATGTGAGATTTACGGAATTATATAATACCACTACTACGGAATTCTATAAATCGTTTGAACCTCTTGAAAATTACAATATGGAAGAGACAACTACGCAAGAAGATACTAATACCGGAACTGATACGCATACACACAGTGGAGGGACAACCAATGAAGATAGTATTACGACTAATGATACCGGAACAGTATCAGACAGCGGGGAAGCCAGTCGTGACGGAACTACTACGCATAAAGTATCGGCATTTAATTCATCAACATTAGCGGATGCGCATAGTGACACTGATAATTTTAGTACTACTTCTACTAATACCAGAACTGACAATTTATCACATACAACCACAGAGGAACACACATTTAAGGATACGCAAAAGCTCGATATAAGCAGAAGTGATATATTAAATCGTACAGTAACGCTAAGTCGTCACGGAAACATCGGAGTAACTACAAGTCAGCAAATGGCGCAAAGTCAAAGAGACTTAGTTATGTTTGATTTTAATAAATATGTATGTGACGAATTTAAAAATGAGTTCTGTATTTTGTTATATTAAGAGGTGAAACAATGTACTATTTTCCTTATACTAATTTTCATGACTTAAATTTAGATTGGATTATTGAATATGTAAAATCCGCTAAAAGTGAAATAGAATCTTTAATAAATCAATTTGAGAACTTAATAGTTCAAACGACCGGCGATTCAACAAATAAGGTTATGAGCCAAAACGCTGTAACGGTACAATTGAATTTTTTAAGCTCCAGAATTAACACCCTTAATACTACCGTTGAAGAATTGACAGCGAAACTCAATGATGATATTGCAAATTTAGCAGAATTTGAAACTGAAACAGCTTCAAACTTTACATCTGATAGGAGTAGACTAACAACTATTGAGAACGCTCTTACACGTTTTTATGTAATTGTTACACATACAGAAGAGAGCAACACCTTAAATGTTTCATTTTCTGATTTGTTGAACTATAGGAGGAGTGCGAACGTACGATATTATATAAAAGATAACGTTCAAGGTTTTATTCGTTCAGCATACGAGGTTGGCAACCCTACATCAACAACATTGACAATACAAACTTCACCCTACAGTCAAGAAAATAAGATCTATCGGGCAGATATTAGTGTTGCCACATCCGCAATTATTTATTCAACGTTGGCAATTATTGCTGTAGCTCAATCATCAGGTCAAAGTCAAACTTCGGTAATGTCGCAGCGAGCAGTTACGGAAGCGGTGAACAAAACGTCATTACATGTGAAGTTTACTATATCTCAACAATCCTCAAGATGTAATTATAGTTTCGCCACAATATCGGAGTATATTGGACAAAACTCGGTTGTATATGGCGATGTGACGTGGACTGCCCTGGGTAGAACTACTTATTGCTATTTATATTCTAATGATGATTCTGCAATAAATTTCAAGGAACTCGCATCGTATGGCGCCAAGTCTTCATTTGATATTTCTTTAACCTCAACTGATCAAGTTGCATATGCAGAGAAATCGTTAGGATATATTTCACACTATCCACACTTTGTAATTTCATCTGACGGCGAAACTATTCCATCAGGACAGATTACTATATTACAAAATATTCTTAACGCAATAGTAGTTAATAAGTATTCCCCTCAAATTTACTTGAATATTACTACGGACAATGTGACTGAACAATTATATGTTGACAGTGCAGACAGTACAGGATATGTTCTCCGAAATAATAATTATATTATTACATATACTTCCACCCCCTCTGTGTCTATAGAGCCTGTCGAAAAAGTATTTACTTCTTCAGCTACAGGAGTCGTCCGAATAGCTGAGGGACCAGTAACAGGATATAACATATTAAAAATAATCGGAACGGATGTCGATTTAACAAATTATTATATTGTTGACGCTGATATTGCAAATTTAATAGGTGGAGATTCAACATTAATTTCCGTGTCTCCAGTATCCGGAGTGCCTGTAATATTAATATATACGAATGGCGTGGCATTCTCCGGCAGCTGGAATGTCACTTGCAGGCATAAATAAAGCGGGCGAAGCCCGCTTTATTTTTTAAAATGGACAATAATCGTCGTCATTAACAATTGGCATTTTAGAAGCTGTCTGAGGCTCAGCGTCCGTTTCATCCGGCTTGATACCCCGGACTATATAGAGCTTCTCAATAAATAATCTAAGGTTATAATCTAATGATTTTTTGGGCTTTTCTACGACACCCTCAATAATTACTTCTGCACCTTTAGGAATAAATTGCAGCACATTTTTTAATTGTTCCTTATTACCAATAATATCATAAAATACTGTATTTTTGAATATTTGGCATGCCATAGAGTTTGCAACCATAACTTTGGTACTTGTCTTAACCTCGCTCCACTCCTTACACAATCTGCCTTGAATTACTGTTTTGTTATACATTTTCTTTCTCCTTTAATAATTAATATTTATCTATATTTAAAATATAAGATACTAACACATACAATAGCAATAATAATTGCTATTATTAACCTAATAGCCCAGAATTTTAATAATTCTATCCAAGTAAAATTATTTTTCATTTATACACCTCAATACATTTTTATATATTTTAATAGCAATTTTAATAGATACCCCTTTTCCGCTTCGGCTTCGCCGAAATATACAGCATTTACAATACTTCGGTATTTATTGCGGAACACCAAGATGTCATATTCATTAAGCTTAAATTCTTTAGGTGCTCCGCTTTTATGTGTCGACAAGTAATAAGGCTTTTGTCTGGATTTATGCCTGTATACTGTAATCTCTCCTATTGTTACGACTGGGATATACTCTGCAAGCGGACGTGACACGTCTAAAAAGCTGTCCATATCCTCGAACAGATTATCAATAGCTTGATTTGCAAACGCGGTATCTTTAGTATATTTGTATAATGCCGTTTTCTTTTTGCGCTCGCTTATTGGTGAATTTAGATATAACGCTATTAGCCGTTCGTGTTCGCGGTCTATTTTCAATTCCTTCTTATTACGGTACATTTCCATAATTGGACTTATCATATTAAGTGTCAAAAAGTAGTCATTGTTTAAAATTGTAGAGTTACATATGCTAATAACGCGGAGTGCCGGGCGACCCTCTAACTCTCTATTACGATTGATTGTCTCATAAGCATTGAAGAACGTGAAAGCCTCGCCATTCATGCTTTGCCCCTTTAATGTCTGAGGTATTGCCTCATCCTGTATTATAAAGTCAATATCCGTCATATCACCGCCGCGGAAATTCGCAAAGGTTGACAAGCTCATCATATATCCGAGACATTCACCCCACGCCTTGCCGTCCTCATCTGCATAATAAAAGCTATAACAATCATCGCCATTCGGATATGGTCTAATATCTATTCCTTTATCAGAATTTAGTTTTTTAAAAACATTGAACGCTTCGGTTGACAGCTTTTTAACTTCAGAAGCTTTACGCCTTAGCAGTATAAATTTAGTATGATGATTTAATACTATTGTTTCAAGTATAGTATAAGTCTTTCCAATTCCTCGACCGCCAATTAGCCACATAAACGGCAATCCCTTACTTAGCAGATATTCAATATCCGGATAACCTGACGGTTGATATAATTTGCTTTTCTTTACTCTATCCATCGTATCTTTTCCATATCAAAATAATTTTTTCGTAACCATTCAAGGGATGAATTGCTAATACGTTTTAGTATATCCTCAATATCCATACTTGTACTAAGCTTGTATGTCGTTGGGACTATTGCGACATTTGACGATATATGAAGATTTTGACCGTCAATTTTCAAATCTATGTCCGTATCATTATCATTATAAATAGCCCGAGTTCCTCCAGCTTTACTCCAAATAAAACCTTCCTTGAATTTCTCAATATCGCCGAGTTCTTCCGCGCCGGACGGAGTAGACCCTTTTCTATTCTTATTGACACCCGCCACAGTCACTTTTAATTCTCCGTCCTTAACCTGTGCGTATTTCTTCGCTCCCAGAGTGACGAATTTTTCGCTTATTCCCTCGTTTTCATATACCCCCATATAATGAGTGCCCCCCTTTATGTCAACCGCCTTGTAGCCCATTTTTTGAGCCTCTGCGACCATGCGGTTATTATAATCGGCAGGAGTATAATTACCGATATATTTAACACTATCTGTATCAGCATATACAAAATCTCTTCCGACTATCCACATAAAAGCTTTTAAGTCCTGCCGGGCATAAGCTGTAACCCACACCCCCACAGCATACGGGAGAAATGGTGCTCGCTTCATTTTAGCAAGTTTCTCCTCTTTCGTGTCTATAAGATAGTATTCGTCAGTTGAAGAAAGATACGCTATATCATCTTTCAAAGTGTTTTGTACGGTCATACCATACAAAGCGTTGATTTTCTTTTTTGACTCTGCGTATGAAATTTTGTCTTCTCCGCCTTTCAACTCTGTCTTTTTTATAAACAAATCAATCACCAACTTTCTAAATTCGTAGGGTAAATATCGTTTGAGAGACTTATAACATTCTATTATTGCTATGTCTCCCAGAGCGATATTATAATCTTCCAATAATATTATTAGGTCAATTTCTGTTATTGTTGTCTCCAAACTTTCAGCGTATAATATTCGTCCATTATCAAGCAAATAGTTTTTTATATTCCTACATTTGCTATAGGATATGTACGGTTGATGCCACTTCTTAAGCTCTACGTGTTCCAATCGAACCCTGAATACATATCCGAACTTTTCCGAGTTGAGCATAATTGTTTTAATATCATCAGTTGTTTCTCTAAATTCCGTAAGCGGGAATTTTTTATTTACCAGCTCGTAAGGGTATGAGCTTTCGCGGTCATGACTGCCCACATTTTCTAATATCTTTCCAACATAAAAACGGTTTGCGTGAGTGTCTCCTCCTCGAAAAGCTTCCCTTAATAGCTCGAACACATGCAAGGTTGGCACCAGTCCGCGTAATACTCCATTATATGGAAATAACACTTTTTTAGCCATTCGCCGGACATACCCTGTTGAAGTATATGGAATTGTATTTAACGTGTCGCCATTAGCTTTTAACAAAGCTTTAATCGCGCATGATAGTCCTACAACATCATTACGCATATAAATTAAATCGTCGGTCGCTATTTCCGTCCATGGATACCTCACTACATCATAGTCCATATCCGTTTTTTGTAACGCTTTAGGAACATTCATATCTTTCATGAAACGTTCAAGACCTACCCCCGCAAGCTTGTAACTACAACGAAATTCCACTTTACCCCACACACAGTACAAAGGTTCTCTAACGTCAACTAAAAAAACTTCTTTTCGGTCAAACTCGTGAATACCCTTTAAAAATTGGAATTCGTGAGCTAAATTATGAACATATATAATTAATCGTTTCTTCTCCGGAATAATTCGGTTTATTTCGTCAATCACGTTTATGAATTCTTCCCAAGTTCGGCCATATATTACAGGCATGCCCCATATATGCATCTGCCATATATACATAAACGCGTGAGTTCCATCTTTATATTCAGTTTTGCTCGTTTCTATATCCCATGACGCTATTACTTCAAGATATTTATTAACTGAGTTCGTCGATAATATCTTGGACAGTCTTGTGTTTAGCGTCTCCTTGAATGAAAGCATGTGCAAGCTCCTCCGACGAATATATATCTATTAGTTTTGTGTTCTTCGCCGAGGCCATAAAATCGGCAAAATTATTATATTTAGAAACTGGAATATTATATCCGTGTTTTTTTAATGTTGCAACACTTTTTCGGCGCACTTCTCTTAGCCCCGCAACGCTTGCAAACTTATTTTTATATAAATTCTCCGCAATTTCTCGATAAAATGGTAAATCCTCATCTGATATATCCTTAGGGGCTTCTAAATCAAATAATCCGCTTTTAAGTACTTTATCATAATCTGACCATTCCTTTGAAGCTGAAAACCTTTGCTCGCGCTTCTTAAGAATATAATACAATCTCCGGTATTCCTGTCTATCTGTCATCTGTATCACCCTCGGTCATAATGTCTAAACATTCTTTGACTGCCGATAGCTTCGCTTGATAGAGATCAGTTTCCAAACTATTCTTGCAGACACTATAGTGTCGACGGTACATTATTTCATAATAATTATATAATTTAATCATTTTGTCTGTTTTCGTCATTGTCTAAAACTCCCCATACTAAAACATTGTAGTAGTCGTCAACTCTACATTTTGCCAACCCTGACTTACTATTAACACATTCATATATTGAGTTTAATTCCTCTTGATGAATCCCGCCTTTTAAAAAATGAGAGTATATAGTACCGTCTGACGCGCGAAATGTTATAACATCATTACCGTTCATAAACTCAATTCCGTGAGGTGCTAATAATACCGTTTTACTTCCTATGTTATAATCTAATACGCAGTAGCCTTGGGCATTATACAACAATACAGTATAACATCCTGTAGCGTCATCGTCTATCGCGTATCCCCGATATATAAAATAATCGTCACATACTTTATTTAATCGGTCAATTTCCGCCCACGTATGAAGTTCAAAATCATCATCCATACCTAATGAATCTTTGAAGTGTTTATATTCATTCATTTGTCTATCTCTTTCGTTTGTGTTTATAGTATAACATAATATTGTGTATGTGTAAGATATAAACTGTAAATGATTAATATTGAATATATTGAATTTATGTTAAGATGTAGTTAGCATATGCTAACTATAGTAATTGTGAATTTCGTTAAATTTTTAACGAAGTGTAGGTTTCTAGTTAGCATTCGCTAACTGTAGTAATTATGAATTTCGTTAAAATTTTAACAAAGTGTAATATAGTAATTATGAATAGATATTATGTGTATTGTAAATATTGTGTGAAGCTTTGTAATATTAACAAATTGTTCATGAAGTTCATGGGAATTTCATTTTGTTCACAATTTGTTAATATTC